CTCATATTTATCAGCAATTACATCATTCTTACCCGAATCACTTCTATTATATTTCAATTCTGCACAATTCATTGTGAATAAGCTGTCTTCATATGCTTCTGACATATTTTCATACTTAATCTTAGATGTATAAAGATTTTCGATAATATCATGTACATTGCCACCTGATACACAATAAATACTATTTGTTCTGTCTTCCTTTTCATGCAAAATATATTTCAAGTAATATTCCCATGCATCTTGCTTATAGCAATGATATCTCGACCAACTCCATAATGTATCAACATTAAATTTATTACATATTTCAGTTAATTCTTTGTTTGTTTTTCTTGCCAAATTTTTAGTAATCTCCTTTCTAATTCATCGTAAAGCGTCCTGTGTTTTAGCAAAAAATTATAAACTTTATTTTGCATATCTGCCGGACTATCTTTCGATCCTTGCTTAATTAATCCCCATTTATCAAATATGTAACTAACTTTACGAATTGGATAAAACTTATCACATTCTTGTCTAATATGGTTTATATTAATCCCTTCATCTAAAGCAACAATAATCTCTACATTTAAGCTGATTAATATTCGCACCTGTTCTTCTGTTAAATCGCAAGTGCCGATTGATACACCAGTACCATCTTTCCTTGAATATCTTTTTAGCACTGATTTCTGTGCTTCAAAAACAACACAATATCCCGCCTCTTGAATAGCTTGATAATTTTCATTTAGTCCATACACATTCATACCTTTCGGATATGTTTTTGATAATTTATAAAATTTCGGAATATCAAACATTTCATAATTAGGTATAGTAGTTCTTCCGCTTATACCTATATACTCATTATTGTCTCCATCCCATTTTCTCTCTGGTATAACAATTCTTTTTCTATCATATGAATATCCGATATTAAATCTTTTGCAAGCAAACGGCATTACTCCTTCTCTTACCCACTCTATATATGGCAAATCAATATATTCTTTCATACAAGAGTCATCATATATAGGGATATCTTTATCAATCGTATATTTATGCCTTTTTACTTTTTTAAAAATTGCTAACGGATCATTTCTGTCTTCTTTATTATTTTTGCTATATGAATATTTAACACCTAAAACATTATGTATATATTTATTTGCTTGACCAAAAGATACATTTTTAATTGTCATTACTAAAGTAAATATATCTCCACACTTATTACCCTCTGCATTTCTAACCGCCACAGATAAACTTTCTTTTTTTACGCATATAGCCGTTTTATTGTTCCCTTGCGGTGAAGCGGCTCGCCATTCTGAAGGATATTCATGTAAATCATGGCACTCTAATGATAATAGAATCTGTTCTATAAAATTGTTTTCTATAATGTATTCTTTTAGTTTGTCTGCATTAATCTTGGCTCACCGCCTATCGTAAAAATTAAAAATCAACTGGCACTGAAGTAAAGCCCACTTCTTTTAAAATGTTTCTACTCATATCATGCTCACAAACAATTTGAATATTATTTGCAGCACCCTCTCTGTTTTTAACAATAAAAATAAGCTGATAATGCTTGTCCTTATCTAACTTTACAGGTATTTTAGATTTGTTATTCTTTCCATCAAGTCTATATACCTTTAAACCATTTTTTTCTCCTGTGTATTCATCATCAAATACATCACGAATCATTAAACATGTGCTTGCTGGATCAATAATAGATTTAGCCATGCCTATATTGTCTTGGCTGTAAAATCTTTGCCTTGCAGATGATTTCGCTAACTGAAATGTAATTGTAATATGTACATTTTTCCCACCATCTTTTTTTACTGTGTCATAAATATCAACCATATTTTGTTGCATATCTAGCCACATTTTATCAGATCGACTTCCTGCATCTGCTTTATATGTATCCAAAACAAAATACTTAACTCCAAGACTAGCATATTTTTTAATTATTTTAATTACCTTTTCGGTCTTATATCTTGTAAATGGAATAATAGTAAGCATATTATTTTGTGATTTTTCAGCAATCCAATCTGCACATTTGTAAAGGAGTTCTTTAATTTCCTTTGAATACTTTCCATCTCTTACTATAAATTTTTGTAGGTCAGTTTTATAAACATTGTTTGCAGTCCATACCAAAAGCTCTCTCTGCCACTTTGATTTGCCTTCCTCATTAACCATAATTATAAGTCGCTCATCATATTTCACTGAGCTGGGAATAAGCATTGATCTTGTAATAGTTGTTTTACCCATATTAGATAATCCACCAACAAGAGTAATATTCCCAGGTAATTGCCCACCTGTTTCTTTCGTAAGAATATTCATATCATTATAAGGAAGTCCAACTGCAATGCCCTTATCTAGTTCCTCAATTAAATCATAAATACCATCTGCCAATGAATAAGATTGGACGTCTTCTTCTGCATTAATAAAAATGTGGTTCAGTAACGCCTCATATTCTTCGTAAATATCTTCTAAGGACATATCACAAAATTCTTTGATCCTATCATAAACAGGAAATTTATTTTTTAACATGAGCAACACTGTTTTCCACTTATTTAATTCTTTTATATATCCAGAAATGTTGTTGACTTTTATATACTCCATAGCCTTTTCAATGGTTTCATAACCATTATATTCTTCATATTTCTGTCTAAGCTTTGAGTGTTTCTCAAGATACAAACCAACAGTTACATCGTCTAATATAGATTTCTTTTCTTTAATAATGATGTCATTTGCAATCTGCCAATATACTCTCCATACATTTTCTGAAAAGTCTTCAAGTGTTAGTGTATAGTCAAACATCAAGTCTGGTTGTTTATAAAAAATAGCGACTATATTAGCCTCGCAAACAACTTTATATTCTTTTACAATCTTAGCAGCGTCAAGTAATGCTTCTTGATAAGGAGATAATTTTTTGTTATCTTTTTTTTCTGTTGCCAAATTATACCTCCTTAAACCGTTAAAACAGTTTCTTCATATTATCATTTACTTCTTTTGTCTTTTTTACGTATTCTGCATTTTCATTAGATTGATTTTCAAAAGTTTCATTTTCTACTTTTGCCATGGTTTTTTCTGCTCTTTGTAACCTTAAATACACATCATTAATTTCTGGTTCAATCATCTTAATAATTAAATTTATCTTATGATTTTCATCTTGAATTTTTTTATCATTATCATGTAAATAATTGGTTATTTTATTTTTACATAATTTAAATGTACAAAGTAATGTATAATCATCATAACAAGCATTTACTTCATGATTATTATTTGCAACAAATTGACCTTTCTTTAATCCCTGTAATTTTAATGCTAAATTTTTGGGGAATTTCATATTATCATCATATTTAAGAATTTCCTTTTTTACATATTGGCAAAGTTCATCCCATGAACTATTGTTTTTTTCTTTGACAGCTCTCAATTTATCAACACCTTTCATATAAACTCTGACAGAAAAATCTGTCAGAGTTAGTTTTGTAATTAAGATAACTGTAATTTTGCGAAATCAATTAATTCTATAAGAACATCTGGTGACTGTAATTCAATCTTTTTTAAATCTATAGATTTTTCTTTAAACAGCTTGTTTATTTTTAATAATGCGTCTTTATTATCTTTAAGCTGTTTAAGAACATTTTTAAATTCGTTTGCAAGTTCTTCTGATTTATCTGCTTTGTCAACCATTGACTCTGTTGACGTTGACAAATCCTTTTTGTACGATGTTTGATTTAATCCAAGACCATTCATGGCTTCGTAATAATCTTTCCAAATGTCATAACATGGGTTTTCAATAATATCTCCAACCTTTGTAACACTTGTTCTATCTTTGACTACCTCTGCATAAAATCCAATTTCTCCATCTTTATTTTTTTTCGTAAAATGTCTAAGTATAGTATCGTAATCAAATTTAACTGACTTGTGCATATCTGGTTTATATCCAATGACTTTTTTACCATCGTCATCTTTTATTTCTGTTGCCTGTGCCACAGACACTACATGAATACCCTTTGAAGACAAATCAATTTTAGCTTGTTGTAATTTCATATTAATAATTTTTATTCTTCCCCACTGTTTTACAGAAATTCCAGCATCATCAGGATTTCCACCCTTAATTCTAGCTCTTCTTTCCTCTACTTCAGTTGCACCAATTTGCATTGTGGCGTAAAACTTACTTTCTGAATCAATGGATAATGTCTTTATTTTTTCATCATATTCACCACTAATGAATGCATCTAAGTCTTCTTCTAATTCATCCAAATCAGATGTATTATCAACAAGTTTTAAATTATTATATGTATTACCATTATTTAATGAAATTTCTTTTCCTTCATAATGTGCTACGCCTACTTCACTATCAATACACGCAACATTTGGGAATGTAAGTTGAAACGTTGATTTGCCACTACCAGATTCTCCATAACTTAAAAACTTTCCACCAATTTTTGCTGCCTTTGCTTCTCTAAACATTTATTGCCTCCTGAATGATTTTTTTATATAGCTTGTCTGCACTTAACAGACAAGCTATTATTTTTACACTTTTAATTACATGTTCTCAAGCATATTTAACAGATCGTCATCGTCATCAGATGATTCATTGTCCGAACCAGAATTATTATTGGGTTCTTCAGTATCTACACCTGCTTCATTTAATGCCTGCTCATAAAAAACTAAATCAGTTTCATCATACTTAGCTTCTTCAAATGCTACTGTTGGTTTTTTGTCTGCGCCCTGACCTACATATGTAATATCAGGTTTTATAATAATCATTCTTTTTTCACGATTATTATTACCAACCGCACATTTCTTTTCAGCTTCTTCTCTCGAATAAAGTCCCATTTCAATTAATTCTTTAATATCATCTGGAATATCATCGTCTGTTATATTTACAATTGCCGTACCTTCAATTAAATCACCAATTACAGTAATTTCATTAAGCGATCCCTTTTTCTTAGTTTTAAAAAATTTCTGTAACATTTTTGCTGTGATAGTTGGATTTTCAGTATTAATTGCAATTTCAAATGTTCTCGGATAAGCGATATTTTTTTTGATTTCAACTTTTTTTCCATTAATTTTAGGGTTTCCAACATAATCAACCACATAAGCATCAAGTGTCATAGTCCCTTTTTCTTCATCTTTTTTACCCAAGCCTTTTGAGTCTATAAGAATTGTTTGTGAAAACGTAGCTTTAAAGAAATCTTCTAATTCTGTAAAATTTATAGAAGCATTAGGATTATCTTCGAGCATTTTTGCTAATTCTTTCTCTTCTTTTTCATGAATCTTTTCATACTGTTCCTCTACTTTTGAAAGTACAATAGAAGTGATTTCCTTCTTAATAGATACATTTCCATCGTATTCGCTATATCTTATATTGCCTTTTATATTGACTACAACATCATCTTCAAGATATCCGCTTAAATATTCAATGGCATCATATGCTGTAAGAAATTTTTTATAAAGTGTTTTATCTTTTA